AACCAGGCAGTTGTGGCGCAGCTATCAAGCCGGCGCTATACGCTGCAAGGTGATCGGCGCATCAAGTTAGAATCTAAGGATGATTACAAGAAACGGTCAACGGGTGGCAGCCCTGACGATGCTGACGCGCTGGCTATGTGCTACGTGCCAACACCAGGGCGGGGGTTGTGGTAATGACTAAGGAATTGCGTTGCAGCAACTGCAACAAGCTACTGGCAGAACAAGCCGCGAAGGGAACGGTTATAGTCTGTTACAGGTGCAAGGCCAGGAACGAAGCAGAATAAGGGGAAGGATTAAATGGAAACTTTAACAAGAAATCAATTACTGGATTTGTCTGAGTGGGCAATGAAAACACCGTTTATGGCGAAGCATTATTCGCCCAGGTTAAACGACCGGGAAAGACAGGTGTTGCTTTTAAGATATGGGTGGGATTATTGCAGCAACCGAGAATGCAAGAAATGCTGGGAGCTTATACCGACCTCAACCTCAACATATACCTTCAACCAATGGATGACGTCATCAAATAGCGACGCGTTTTGGGTAGGACCCACCGCCGAGGAAAGAAGGGCGATGGAACAAGACACCGACGCCGAGGGTGGATTTATTAATCCGTTGCCAGTGACCGTGACCGTGACCACATCGTATTCAACGTCTCCAGACGAAGATTTTTATTATCATCCGGTCACGGTTGAAGATATATTACACCAGGACACCCACCAGAAAACAATGAAACCCAAGCCACACACACAAAAGGAAATCGGCGTCGAATTGGGTGGAATAACGGGTAGCAGAGTCAGCGTTATCGAAGCCAAGGCCATCAGGAAGAACCGTTACCATCTGCACCAGTTATGGAAGCAATTCACCACGATGGTGGAAGCTGCCGATGTCGCGGAATAACCTGTGGCGAAAACGCGCCCGGTATTGGGCCAAAAGATCCGCGGCGGCAATGCCTGGCGTGACGTTTACGATTCAGCAAGGGGATTATGTTTGCAGCTATACGGTCAAGGATGGCGTGACGTTTACAACCGGGCGGCGCAATACCCAGCCATACAGATCCAAGGAATTAAAACATTACGGCTGACATATTTGACAATTAAAAAGACCGCGTTTATTATCGTGGGAAGTGACCTTTTGCGGAATGTGTCCAGGGCAACCGCCCGAACCGCGGAGGTCTTTTCTTTTGGGTTTATTGGATCGGTTCAGAATCAAGCAACCGGCCAACACCGAAGTGGCCGCAACGGTCCCGATGCACATGGGGGCCGGGCAAGCGGCCTGGCCTAGCACCTCATATTTGAACCTTGCATCGGAAGGATACGCCAAGAATCCAATTGTCCACGCTTGCATCCGGGAATTATCAACCGGAGCCGCAGCCGCCCGCTATTATATCCAGGCCCCATCCAGTGATGGCGGCACTATACAGATAGACCGGGGCGATCTTTATAAACTAATCACCAGGCCCAACCAGACCCAGGACTGGAACGCCTTTATTAAACTATTGGTCACATATCTGCAAGTCTCGGGGAATGTTTACGTCCACAAACAACGCGCACGGTCTGGGCGAGTCCTGGCCATGTACTTATTACGGCCTGACCGGGTCCGGATTATTGCTGGCGATTATGGAGCCCAGGCCTTTATCTACAGTGTAGATGGGGTTGACCATCCGATTGGCATGGATGATATGTGCCACATGGCGCTGCCAAATCCATCGGGGGACGTTTACGGCTTGTCACCGCTCCAGGTGTTGGCGCCGTCGGTCAACCTGGATTCAGCAATCACGCAATTCAACAAGAATTATTTCCAGAATTCAGCAGTTCCCAGCGGATTGTTGAAACTTAAAAGACGCATCACCAACGCCGAGGAAGCCACCGCAGTCCGCAATTCATGGCGCAGCAAGTTCGGGGGACCCAACAACCAGCATAACGTGGCCATCCTGGACGATGATGCGGATTACCAGGTGTTAGCGTCAGCGCCGAAGGACATGGCGATGGAAGGGATCCGGGACGAAATTGAAGCCCGGATATGCTCGGTGTTTGGAGTTCCCGCCATCATAGCTGGAACCCATGTGGGACTTCAGCGGTCAACCTTCAGCAATTATAAAGAGGCGAAATTATCATTCCATACTGACCGGCTGGAGCCGTTGGTGGATGATATTTTGCGTTTCCTTAATTATAACCTGGCGTCAGAATACCGAACGAATGAAACGATTACAGTCGATTGGGCTGCCATGCGGTCGGGCCTTGATGACAAGATGGGGGAAACCGCGCAGATAACGCAGCTATTCCAGGGTGGGATAACGACATTGAACGAAGCCAGGACCGCGGCCGGTCTGGATTCTATTATTGGCGGGGACGTCAGGATGGTCCCAACGGCCAGCTTCCAGTTGCCGGTGGGCGAATCTGCACCGGTGGCCGTTGGTGCCGCAGCCGTTGAAGAAGCGGCAGCCATTGGGACATTGAAAGCGCCGTATATATCCATTGAAGCAATTGGGAAAGCGCCACGGGTCGCGAACCGGTCAAGATCTTTAAGCCGGGACCTGATACATGACCGGGAAGAAGAAACCGACCGAATGACGCCACAAATCCAGCGCCACTTCCGGGGAATCCGGAACCGCGTGGATGGGATCCTGGGGCGGCTTATGGAACGGGGCGTCACTAATGAAAAGGATTATCCATTTGAAGTGGAAGAATTACTGCCAAAAACAGAAATCAACATACTGGCCGAGATTGTCCGGAACGCATTGGGTCGGGTTAGCAAGAAAACATTTGACCGGATGAATCAATCAGGCGTGGCGGGGACTATCGACTGGTCGGAAAAGCTGCCATTGGTGCAGCGCGTTATTGACCGGGCGCAGACCCAGGCCGCATACATCCATAAAACCAGCACTGATAATATTAAAAAAATGGTCCGGACGGCATTGGACGAGGGCTATTCCATCGAACAACTGGCCAAGGGCGTCCCGGCTGATGGTTTCGCTGGGCTGCGTTCATTGTTAACCGAAACCGAAGCACGGTCCCGGATGATAGCCCGAACCGAAGTTATGCGGGCGCAGAACATGACCAGCGTGGGATTCTATGAAGCCCAGGGGTTCGGGTATGTGATCGCAGACGACGGGGACGAACCTGACGATAATTACGTTGCTGAAGATGGGCGAACGTGCAGCCAGCGCAACGGTCAGATATACACGGTCAGCGAAGCAATGGACATTGTTGACCATCCTAATGGGACGCTTAACTGGATCCCGATGCCGAGAGATTACCAGCCATAATTGGGGGGATAACTATGGACAAAAAATTTATCATATCCGACGCGAAGGTCCTGGATGAACGTGAAGGAATCGTCGAAGCATATGTCAACACGATGGGCGTGGTTGACCATGATGGGGACGTGATTGACCCGGAAGCGTTCAAGAAGTCCCTGATAGATCCCATCCATATCCCGGTCCTGGCTGGCCATGATCATGGCCAGATTGTCGGGAAGGTTCTGACGGGATCGGCCCACCATATAGATGGCGAAGAATACAAGTTATTTGCCAGGATGCAGATGAACCTTGAAACCCAGGCTGGTCGGGAAGCCTTCAGCAATATCGCGGGTGGATTTGTTCGGGAATGGTCAGTAGGTTTTAACATACCCAACCCGGGCGCCGTGGTATATGACCGGGGCGGTCAGAAGGCCATACGCCGCATTATGGAACTTGACCTGGTGGAAGTGTCCAGCGTTATCCGCGGGGCGTCACCAGCAACGGGAACCATTGCAGCCAAATCAGCGGACATGGCCGCCGAGGAAAAGCCATATCCCAACGAACACGCTTGTCGCGTCCGGGAACCCGGTGATTTTGAGATCTTCCGGACCAGCACAACCGAAGTCGATGGGAAATCCATCCGGACGGTATACGGCCAGGAAATGGGAACCGATGAATGGGATATCCAAAGTTATCGGATGCCGATTTCAGACTGGTCGGAAGCGGAAGCCCGGGGATATTGTGACGATCATTATGGGATTAAATTCGAGCCAGCAACCGGCGAAGACTCAGAATACGAAGACGCTACCGCCTCCAGCACGCCAGACAATGACGCCCTGGACACGGTCAAGGCCCAGCTTCGCCTTCTTAATCTACGCATCGAATTAGAACAAATTAAAAAATAGGAAGGTACATTTTGAGTAGTAAAGAATTACGGGAAGAAGCTGTCAATTTGGCAGCCCAGGCAGCCGTTGCGGTAGACGCAGAAGACGTCGAAGCCGCCACCAGAATGGTGGAAGATTCCAAGGCGTTAATGATAAAGGCAGAGCAGCTGGACGCAGCCGCGTCCCAGGTCCGGAAGTTACAGGGTGAATATAGCCAACCGGTGAACACCATCCCGGTCACATCGAAAGACGTGGCAATTTATGACCAGCAAGACACGACCGCCGGAATCAAGAGCGATTATAAACCGGCGTCCTTTATCAAGGGACTTCCAGGAATGGCACAGCCGTTGTGGGTCCAGGAGCAAATGGGGAGCAACCTTAAAGACGAAGCCCGTTTCATGACCGACACATTCCTTAAATGGATGACGGCACCAACTGAAAACCAATTCTGGAAACTGGCAACGCCAGACGAAGCAAAAGCAATGCAAGAAGATACTGACGCCGAGGGCGGGTTCTTCGTCCCGGAGCAATTCATCAATCAGGTAGTCCATGACCCAGGAGTTCCGGGGTCCCAGTTGCGGCCACTCTGCAACGTAATCAGGGTCGCATCCAAGGATGGGTATATACCCACGATGGGCAGCGCGACCTGGGCAGCAATAGCGGAAGAAGCAGCACCAAGCGAGTCCACGCCAACCGTGGGCCAGGTGACTTTTTCCATCGAGAAATCCGGCGGGCTTGTCAAGGTCAGCCGGGAATTATTGGACGATTCGGCCATCAACCTTCCGGCGCTGCTTTCGCAGATATTCCAGGAGGCCGCCGGGCAGTTTGAGGATACCGGAATTATTTCGGGGAATAATACGACCCAATACGCCGGTATCATGTCCAACGCGTCGGTGGCTTTCTACACGATGGCCAACGCGACTTCGGTTGTGGGCGCTGACCTAATTGGGACCTACTACGCCCTAAATGCCCAGCACCGGGCGAATGCTTCGTGGGTGATGAAATCTTCCATAGCGGCGCTCGTCAATTCAATCGCTATAACCGCCGCTGGCGTTCATAGCATCCCAAGTCTAACCGCTGCACCGGCCGACTTCATACTCGGCAAGCCGAACGTGCTGGTCGATTCGACAAGCGGCCTGGGTGGCACTATCACATCCACCGAAAAGATTGCCATTTTCGGCGATTTCAAACAGTATTACATATTCGATCGGGTCGGGTTTTCGATTCGCAGGAATGACGATCTCTACATGGGCAATGACCAGGTCGGGTTCTTCGCAACCCGCCGGGGTGATGGGCAAGTCGGCCTGGCCGAGGCGTTCAAGATCCCACGAGCCGCTTAATAATATGATTGGGCGAGGGGTTTAATTGGTATCAATAGCCGAAAAATTAAGTGATGAACGCTTTGAAGGGATGATTCTTCTGGATGGCCTGGATGCCGCTTGTGTAGGGGTGACAGATAGCCAGGACGGGGACGTGCTTTCGGCGGTTTACGATATCGACAAAATCATCGCACTGTTAAGCCGTGACATGGGTTTTGATGATGCGTGGGAATGGTTCAATTACAATATAGCGGGGCTATATACAGGGGATCAATCGCCCGTATTTATCAGGACCCTGGACGAAATAACACTATAAGGGGGCGGGGCTACGGTCCCGCGCCCAACTTTGGAGGAATGATGGCCAAGAAACTTTGCATACAGAACTTTACCAATGGGGCGACCGGGTTGGCCTATGAAGCCGGCGTGGAATACGACGTCCCGGCGGCGACTCTTAAAGCTAATCCCAATTACTTCCAGGATGGGGACGGGGACACCGATTCCACCGAGGAAACCACCGAGGAAACCACCGAGGAAGCCACCGAAGAAAAGTCCGAAGATACTGACGAAAATAAAGAAGCCGAAACTGCCGAGGATAAATAGTTAGATGGTAACGCGCCACACATACGCGACAGCGGACGATCTGCGGGATTACCTGGCGGGGACTACATATTCCAGCGGGTGGACGGCTGACGCCGCCACGCTTCGCCGGGTATTGGAAGGCGCCAGCGACCGGATTAATTTATATTGTGGCGCTGGAACCTTTGGGCCGATAACCGACACCCATGAATTTGATATCGGGTCGGGCACTTTGCGCGACTCAGTCCAGCCGATACTATCAACCGGGCGCAATGATATTGTGAACACGGGAACGATGGCATCCATTATCAGGCTGCCCGGATGGTTGATATCAGCCACAACCGTGACGGCCTACAGTGGAACCGACAGGGCCAGCAACACGGTCCTGACTGCGGGATATAACGCCGATTATTTTTTGATGCCCTATAACAGTTCACCAAAAACCATTTGGAAGTTAAACGAAGATACCGCCGACACCCTGGAC